GTTAATTTGTTGAGAAAAAATAGAGAGTTTATACAAAATGAAACACTAGCTTACTTAACTGCTAGTTGGAGTACATTTGAGTACGATAAAGATAAGTGTAAGAGAGATGTTGGTTATATATTAGATGGTGTTACTACCGATTTATTATATGGTGGAAATGAAAGAGGTGTATTCAGCGGAGAGTTCTATTACAAATATCCATCTAAGGCAATTATTGAAGGAGATGGTGATGGTGTTGGACAATTAGGACAAACAATTGATGGTATAAACTACGCAAGTAGAATAGCACAAAAGATTGCACAAAACATACTATTCGTAACGGCATCAGTAGAGGCATCAGCATCATTTGATTTATTAAGAAAGAACAAATCATTTGTAGCAGAGGAAACTATCGCTTATGTAAGTTCTTCTTGGAGTGGTGTATATTATAACGAAACAACTTGTAAAAGAGATGTTGGATATCTAATAGATGCGGCAGCTACGGATGTATTATATGGTGGACAAGAAAGAAGTGTGATAGCTGGACAATATTATTACTTATATCCTTCTAACGCAATTAATAAAGGTGTACCATCTACTCAAAATCAGTTAGACCCAACTCTTACTGGTATCAGATATGCTGGAAGATTATCTAAAAAGGTAATTACTAACCCAACATATTTAGTACCATCGGCATCTTTATTAACAACGGCAAAATTGTTGACAGATAATAAAGAATTAATACAAAAAGAAACTATAACGTTCTTATCAGCATCTTGGAGTAATTTAAAATATAATGAAATAAGTTGTAGTAGAGATTTAGGATTTATCATAGATGCAATTAGAACTGATTTGGTTTATGGTGGCAATGAAAGAAGTATTGAAGCAGGTTCATACTACTACAAATTCCCATCAGTAGCAATTGTGGATAGTTATAGTGATAATAATGGACAAAAGAAACAAACGATAGATGGTATAAACTTCGCAAGAGGAATATCTGAAAAAATTGTAGCAAACACTTTATTAACATACTTAGCACCATCAACTAAGAGAAGACAAGCAGCTGAAAGATTGAAAGCTGGTAAAGATGAATTGAAACAAAGAGCAATTGGATATACAAATGGAGCATTCCCATATTTAGTATATAATGAGGCAAGTTGTTCTCGTGATACTGGATTTATTGTAGATGCGGCTGTAACTGATTTATTATATGGTGGAAATGAGAGAGGAATTAGAGCAGCATCTTCGTACTATGATGGTCAATATGGAAGTGCAATAGCTGTGACTAGAGACCAATTATTGGAAACTTTGGAAACGAATAGATATTTAAGAACGAGAGCAGAGTTTATAGCAGCTGGGGCACCATTAGAATCATTTGGTTCATTGATTGTGGCAACTGGTATTGACTACTCTTATAATGGTAGTGGGGTAACATTTAAAGCACTTCCTCCGAATCAGGGTGGTAGTGGTGTTGCAAATCCAATATACGAAATTACCGAATTGGGTGGAGGTAGAATCTTCTTCACATCAGGTAATCAGGATGGTGACTTTAGAATTGGTACTGGATTGAGTATTAATCAGGCAACTGGTACTCTTGTGGGTAGAACATTTAGTAAATCTCTATTCTCATTAGTAACTCCGTTCTCATTGGCACTACAAATATAAAAAAGAAAATAAAAAATAAAAAGAAATGGCAGAAGTTTTTGTACCGTTAAATCGATTCCAGTCAGTAGTAACAGGACTGACTGGTGAGCAAGATGAAATATATGCAACTCCCGCAGGTGTATCATCAATTGTGTTATCTTGTCAAATTACAAATAATAGTTTGGTAACACAACCTGTAACTATATTTGTAACATCAAATAAAGAAATACCTGTACCTGAATTTGGAAATGTATATAGTGGTAGTTCATTTATAAGTTCTTCTGTATCTTTATTAAATTTTAGTGGTAGTTTTGCTAGCGCATCTTTACTATTAAACTCAAATAGACAATTTTTAAGAAAAGAAATAGCAGCATATACTAATAATCAAAATAGTTTATCGGAAACTCCATTTACTTTTATATCATCTTATTTTGAACAAAACACTTTAGATGATGTAGATGCAATAAAATATGATATAGCTAATAATACAACAATCAGAACAAATAAAGCAGCAAAAGCATACTTTGATAAAAATGGAGTATCGCTTATTGATACTACTGAATATTCTGCATCTATATTTGCTTTAGATTACTTAAAAGTATTATCAAATCAAATTATAAAAAACGAATCTGTAACCGGTTCTGCACTTTCACCATTATTATTTCAAAGTGGAGTTACTCAATCTGTGTTAGATGGATTTGTAAATGGTACAACAGCAGGTATATCAGCATCTATATATGTGGTGAATTCTTTGGTAGATGTTATCAAAGCTACAATTGAATCTCCTGTATTTGTTGAGCAAGAGGCGGTAAGATTAGTAACAAATGTAACAATTCCGCCAGCAGATTCACTTTCACCGGTGGTTTCTGGTAAATTAGTATTAGAAGAAACTTATGGATTTATTGTTTCTGGTTCAACCGAATTAACTGTGGTTCTTTCCTTGTTAGAAAGTGCAAATGAATAACAATAATATCATTGATTGATATTTATAAGGGATTCTCTATATTTATAACAAAGCTGGAATGTAACGCATGGCAATAAGTAATCTATTAACGGGCAGGGTAAGGGTTGTAAGCCCGAAAAATGTAACATCTGACAGGTATCAATTCTTGGATTTATCCCAAGCAGAGCCGAATTTAGGTGTTCCTAACTTTTCTGCTTCACTATTAACAAATCCAGCTATTGTAGTTTCGGATGACCAGGGTAATAGAGGATTTGTAAGAAGTTTAGATTTAGATAGAGTAACTGGACAATTTACAGGTTCATTTACTGGTTCATTTATTGGCGATGGTGAAGGATTATTTAATTTACCAGCTGCTACTAAAATAGCTAGTGGTTCAGCAACTGCATCTTTTGTAGAAGGAAATTTAGTTGTAAATACAAACACTAGAATTCAAGGTGACCTTTATGTTGATGATACAATCTATGCTGAAAGTATAATTGTAAATTATATTTCATCTTCTATAATTTATTCATCAGGCTCAAATGTTTTTGGTGATAATTATGATGATAGACAACAATTTACTGGTTCTGTATTAGTTAGTTCATCTATTATTGTAAATGACATAACTGCATCACAATCAATAAGTAGTTCATTTACCGGTTCTTTCTTTGGGGATGGTAGAGATATATTTAATTTACCTCAAGCAACAAGATTAGTAACAGGTTCGGTAACCGCATCGGTATCACCAAATGAAGGTTTTTTAGTAACATCAACAGTAAGTGGTTCTACATTTACTGGTTCTCTTTTTGTAAGTGGAAATATAACAATACCATCTGGAAGTGGATTCTTTAGTGGTAGTGGTGAGGGATTATTTAATATCCCATTCTCAGCACTAAATATTGATTCATTGGTATCAACTAGAATTGCTAGTGGTTCTGCAACTGCATCAATTTCACCAAACTTAGGATTGGTAGTTAATACAACAATAACCGCATCAATGTATTCTGGTTCTGGTAGAGGATTATTTGATATCCCACAATCAGCTTTATCGGAAGATGCAACATTAATAGCAAGTGGTAGTGTAACTGCTTCCGTTGCACCAAATATTGGACTTGTAGTAAAATCTGCTGAATTTGGTTCTCAATTTACTGGTAGTTTATTTGTAAGTGGCAATGTTGAATTAGCAGTTGGTGCATATTATAGTGGTAGTGGTGAAAAATTATTTAATATACCTCGTTCTGCCTTAACTCCTGATGCGTTAGTAGCAACATTAATAGCAAGTGGTAGTGTAACTGCATCAACTTCTCCTGATTTTGGATTTAGAGTAATATCGGAACAAACAGGTTCTCAATTCACAGGTTCACTTTTTGTAAGTGGGGCTAGAGGTATAGAAATAACTTCTGGTTCATCTTTTTCTGGTAGTGGTGAACGATTATTTGATATTCCTGTAAAGGCATTAAAAGATTTAGATTTAACAAAAATTAGTAGTGGTTCTGCAACAGCATCAATTTCTCCTAATAATGGACTTATAGTAAATACGTTCTCTACCTTTAGTGGTAGTATGATAATATCAGCATCTGCAAAATATTACGCAACTGAATCTTTAAAAACAGTATTTAGTGTAGTAAATGATTCAAACGCGGCATATCAATTTGATGGTGATACTACAAGACAAAATCCTACAATATCTTTAGTAAGGGGTATAGAATATACATTCAATATAACGGCACCAACTCAACCATTTTGGATTAAAACTGAAATTAGTACTGGGACTGGTGGAGCTTATAGTGATGGTGTAACTAATAACGGAGTAGATAATGGTACTATAACATTTGCAGTACCTTCAAACGCACCAAATACATTATATTATAATTCTCAGAACGGACCTGCTATGTATGGTACTATTAATATAGTAGACCAATTAGTTGAAAGAAATAGTGGTGTTCTTATATATGGCGATGAAGTTATTACTGGAAGTTTATTTGTAAGAGATGTTGTAAAAGCAAGAGAATTTACTGGTTCATTCTCAGCATCATTTATACAAGGTGATGGTGCTGGATTGTTTAATATACCTCGTTCTGCTTTTACTGGAGATTCATTCAGAATAGCAAGTGGAAGTATAACGGCATCAGTAAATCCTGATGATGGCTTTAGAGTTGAATCATTGGAAAGTGGTTCACAATTTACAGGTTCTATTGATATAAGTGGTTCAGTATATGTTACTGGTTCTGTATTAGCTGCATTTTTTGAAGGTGATGGTAGTAAATTAACTAATATATCAGTACCTCCTCAATTATCATCAAAAATAGTTTCTGGTTCTGTTACTGCATCAGTTGATAATATTACTGGATTTATTGTAACATCAGTTGAAAGGGGTTCTGCCTTTAGTGGTAGTGTGAGTATAAGTGGTAGTGTGCTTGTAAATGGAAATGTTTCAATTACTTCTGGTTCAACTTATTCTGGTAGTGGTGCAAACTTATTTAATATACCAAGAGCAGCTTTAACGCCAGATGCTTTATTAAGTACTGAAATTAAAAGTGGTAGCGTAACAGCATCTGTTTCTCCTCAATTTGGATTTAAAGTTGAATCAATAGAAAGCGGTTCTCAGTTTACAGGTTCTATTTTTGTAAGTGGCAGTGGTATAGAATTATACTCTGGTTCATATTCTGGTAGTGGTGCAAGATTATATGATATACCATTATCGGCATTAGCAGATTTAGACCTTTCAAAAATATTTAGTGGTAGTGTAACTGCATCAGTTTCTCCTGATAGAGGATTTGAAGTATTTGCATCAGTATCCAATTTCTCTGGGTCGGTATCAGCATCGGTATTTAGTGGTAGTGGTGCTGGTTTAACGGATATTCCATTCTCAGCATTATCTGAAGAATTAAAAAGAATTGCTAGTGGTAGTGTAACTGCATCTGTATCTCCTAATTTTGGATTTATAGTTGAATCATTTGAAAGTGGTTCATCATTTAGTGGTAGTGTTTTAATTGATTCATCTTCATTTATATTTTCTGAAGGTACATATCTTAGAAACATACCTCGTTCTGCATTAACACAAGACGCTTTATTAAGTGTTGAAATTAAAAGTGGTAGTGTAACTGCTTCGGTAAGTCCTGATGAAGGATTTAAAGTAACATCAATTGAAAGCGGTTCACAATTTAGTGGTAGTTTATTTGTAAGTGGTGGATATATTAGAGTTGAAAGTGGCTCGTTCTTTAGTGGTAGTGGTGGTGGATTAAGTGATATTCCTGAATCAGCATTATCATTTAAAATTAATAGAATTGCAAGTGGTTCGGCAACGGCATCGATTTCGCCAGATTATGGTCTTAGAGTAAATACATTCTCTACAATTAGTGGAAGTTTTATTGTATCATCATCGGCAAGAGAAATACCACACTATGATATAGATACTGTATTTACGGTAACTAATGATGGTTCTGGTTTATATAATATTAGTAACGGATTAGTAAGTGGTTCAAACCCAACTTTAACTTTAGTTAGAAATGTAGAATATGTATTTAATGTTAATGCATCAGGCCATCCATTTTGGATTAAATCGGTAAGTGGCATTGGTACTAATAATGCATACGATTCTTGGATAACTAATAATGGAGATGATGTTGGTGTTATAACATTTTTAGTTTCTGGTAGTGCACCAAATACATTATATTATAATTGCCAATTACACTCATCAATGGCAGGTACTATCAATGTAGTAGATGCATTATATGTTCCAGCTGAAATAACATTAATTGGAGAAACTAAAGTTGATGGAAATATTACCGCTTCAATGTTTAGTGGTAGCGGTAAAGGATTATTTGATATTCCACAATCTGCAATATCTGGGGATACTGTTAGAATTGCTAGTGGTAGTGTAACTGCATCTGTATCTCCTAATTTTGGATTTAGAGTAGCATCATTTGAAAGTGGTTCTGACTTTAGTGGAAGTATTAGAATTGATTCATCATCATTCATATACGCACAAGGTACTTTTTTAAGAAATATTCCTAGAGCAGCATTAACGGAAGATGCATTGGTTTCAGCAGAAATTAAATCTGGTTCTGTAACTGCATCGGTTTCACCTGATTTTGGATTCGTAGTTAAAACTCCATTTACATCTTCTTTGGAATTTGATAATGTATTCATTGTAACTAATGATGGAAGTGGCAATTATAATATAAGTAATAGGTTAATAAGTGGTTCAAATCCTACACTTACATTACATAGAAATTATGAATATGTTTTTAATGTAAATGCAAGTGGGCATCCATTTTGGATTAATCAAACACCTGGCATTGGTAATAGTAATTTTTATAATAGTTGGGTTACAAATAATGGTGAAGATAATGGACAAATAAGATTTTTAGTTTCTGGAAGTGCACCAAATACATTATATTATAATTGTGAATTCCATTCATCAATGGCGGGAGTTATAAATGTATTAGATGGTAACCCAGATTTTATATATAAAACTCAAATCGCTTCTAAATTTACTGGTTCGGTTGATGTAAGTGGTAGTTTGTTTATAAACGAAAACAGTGGAGGACTATTTATAAATTCATCATCATTTATATTTGCGGATGGAACATATCTTAGAAACATTCCTCGTTCAGCATTAACGGAAGATGCATTAGTATCAACGGAAATTAAATCCGGTTCGGTAACTGCATCAGTATCTCCTAATTTTGGATTTAGAGTTCAATCGCAAGATAGTGGTTCACAATTTAGTGGAAGTATTTCAGTAAGTGGAAGTGTACGATTATCAAATGATGGATTTTTTATTGGTGATGGTAGATTTATAACAAATGTACAAGCGGCAGCATCTCCATTAATAGCAAGTGGTTCTGCAACAGCTTCTGTAACAAGTGGTGATACATTTATAGTAACTACTGGAGCAACTGGTTCTGGGCTTGATTATCAAATTGGTACTCGTATAACGGGTAGTGTGGATGTTAGTGGTAGCGTACAATCTCAATTCTTTGTTGGTGATGGTAGATATATTACAAACGTACAAGCAGCAGCTGCACCATTCATTGGTAGTGGTTCTGCAACGGCATCCGTTCAAAGTGGAGATACATTTATAGTAACAACTGCTGTAACTGGTTCGGCTATTGGTTCTAGATTTACTGGTTCAATTGATGTTAGTGGTTCATTAAGAGCAGATGATTTAACAGCAAGAGGATTTCTTTTTGGTGATGGTAGATTTATAACAAACGTACAAGCATCAGCCGCACCATTGATAGCAAGTGGTTCAGCAACTGCATCGGTGGCAAGTGGTGAACTATTCCAAGTAATTACAGCACCATCTTCTGGTTCATATAAATCTCAATTTACATCATCAGTAGCAATTAGTGGTTCAATTACCGCATCTGTTTACTATGGTGATGGTAGTGGATTATTTAATATCCCACCGGAATCAATTGAAGGACTTGAATTATTTAAAATTAATTCTGGTTCTGGTGTTGCTATTATTGACCCAGAAAAATTAGATGTAAACGTACCAATAACTGCAGCACTTTATATAGGTGATGGTGGTGGATTATTTAACATTCCTGCAAACGCATTACAAGACCTTAAATTAGATAGAATTATATCAGGTTCAGTTCAGGCGGTAATATCTCCAAACAAAGGTTTGGAAATTGGTACTAGGACATTTGTGTCTGGTAATTTAAGTGTTAGTGGTGGATTATTTGTTACTGGTGGAAACGTTATACTTTCTTCTGGTTCTGCTTTCATTGGAGATGGTAGTGGATTAACTAACATCAATATTGCTAACTTATCATTTGAAACATTTATATTAAAGAGTGGTTCATATACCGCATCAATTTCTCCTGATAAAGGATTTGTAGTAAATACATCTTCATCAATTTGGGGTAATCTTTATGTTGGTAATGATTTAACTGCAACTGATATTACTGCTTCAAATAGAGTATTTGCTCCATTAGTAAGTGGTTCATTCTTAGGTACATATAATTTCCAAGGAGTAGGACCAACTGCATCGGCGCAGTATGATATTTTAAGATTTGATGAGAATAGAGGATATTTTATTCCACAACCTGAAACTTCATTAACTGAAACTGTATCATTTAATAATGTAAGTAATTTAACTATTGTACATAATTTAGGAATCAGATACCCAATGGTTCAGGTTTATGCTACTGGTTCGGAAGACCAAATTTTACCTGGCACAATAAAATCAATTGATGATGATACTATTCAAATTGTATTTAGTGGATTGACTAGTGGGCATGTTGTAATTGGTAGTGGTGGTTCATTAATCAATGGAACAATAACTGGTGATAGAGTAGTTGGTAATGTTTTATCATCATCATACGCAATTAGAGCTGGTATAGCTGAAAGTATTGTTGGATTTGATAGTGGGGCATTGGCAGCATTGGGTGATTTAGAAAATTTTGTAAGAAATTCACAAACATCATCAATGGCTGTATTTAGTGCAGTAAGTTCTTCTTACGCATTAACCGCATCTTACGCATTAAACGCAGGTGTAGGTGGTGGTACTGAATTATTTATATACCAAACGAGTTCATTAGTAAAAGCACAAGTAGGAAAAATTCATTTTACTGGTTCTGGTGTTGATGTAATATCGTCTGGTTCAGATGGTGTATTAGTAAGAATATTAGGTGGCGGTGGTACTGGTGGTACTGGTACTGGTGATTTACTTAGTTCACAAACTTCTTCGATGTTGGTTGGTACTGCTTCATTAGCATTTACCGCATCATACGCTCTTTACGCTCTAAATGCGGAAGGAGTAAATACAGCATCATTCTTACAGGTAAACAAAGATAGTAGTATTAACGCAAACTTAACTGTTAGTGGAAGTTTGGGAGTTAGTGGTAGTGTATTGTTAGGAAATTTACCATCCGCATCTTATGAGCAAGTAGTAATATGGGATACTATATCAAAAAAATTAGCATATAGAAATATAGCAGCTGCAGTTGGTTCTTCTGGTACTTCAGGAACTTCTGGAGTAAGTGGTACGGATGGCACATCAGGTACATCAGGAACTTCTGGTACAAGCGGAGAGAGTGGAAGTTCTGGTACGTCTGGTACATCAGGAACTTCTGGTAGTGAAGGTTCATCTGGTACAAGCGGAAGTAGTGGAACATCGGGAACCTCTGGTAGTGAAGGTTCTTCAGGAACTTCTGGCACATCAGGAACTTCTGGTACAAGCGGCACAAGCGGTACATCAGGAACTTCTGGCACAAGCGGTACGAGTGGTACATCAGGAACTTCTGGTACGAGTGGAGTGGATGGTACAAGCGGTACATCAGGAACTTCTGGGTCATCTGGCACATCGGGAACTTCTGGAACTAGAGGTACATCAGGAACTTCTGGCACATCGGGAAGTTCTGGCACATCAGGAACATCGGGAAGTTCTGGCACATCAGGAACTTCTGGAAGTAGTGGAACATCAGGAACAAGTGGCACATCAGGAACTTCTGGTACAAGTGGAAGTAATGGTAGTACAGGTTCGGCAGGAACTGCTGGCACATCGGGAACTTCTGGTACATCAGGAACTTCTGGCACATCTGGTTCAAATGGTAGTAGTGGAACTTCTGGCACAAGCGGTACGTCTGGTAGTAGTGGAACTGCGGGCACTTCGGGTACTGCTGGTGAATCTGGTTCGGCTGGTACATCAGGAACTTCTGGTACTTCAGGTTCTTCAGGAACTTCTGGCACTTCAGGCTCAACTGGTTCATCAGGAACTTCTGGTACAAGTGGTTCGGATGGTGAAGCTGGAAGTAGTGGTACTTCAGGTTCTTCAGGAACTTCTGGCACTTCAGGCTCAACTGGTTCATCAGGAACTTCTGGTTCATCTGGAACTTCTGGCACATCGGGAACATCAGGTAGTGATGGTACATCTGGAAGTAGTGGCACAAGCGGAACTTCTGGAACATCAGGAACTTCTGGCACATCGGGAACTTCTGGTAGTGAAGGTTCATCGGGAACTTCTGGTACAAGCGGTACGAGTGGTAGTAGTGGCACATCAGGAACTTCTGGCACATCAGGAACTTCTGGTACATCGGGAACCGAAGGTACAAGTGGTAGTAGTGGTACAAGTGGTAGTAGTGGCACAAGCGGCACTAGTGGTACTAATGGTTCTGAAGGAACTTCTGGGACAAGTGGCACATCAGGAACTTCTGGAACAAGTGGATTAGATGGTACATCGGGAACTTCTGGCACATCAGGAACTTCTGGTATAAGTGGTAGTGATGGAACTTCGGGCACATCTGGCACAAGCGGTACAAGTGGTTCAGATGGTACATCTGGAACTTCAGGAACTTCTGGCACAAATGGTTCGGCTGGAACTTCTGGTACAAATGGTTCTGAAGGAACTTCGGGTACATCTGGTATAGATGGCACATCGGGAACTTCTGGAAGTGATGGTACAAGTGGTACATCGGGAAGTAATGGTACAAGTGGCACATCAGGAACTTCAGGTACAAATGGTTCTGAAGGAACTTCTGGCACATCGGGAACTTCTGGTAGTGATGGCACATCAGGAACTTCTGGAAGTGATGGTACATCAGGAACTTCTGGAGTAAGTGGTACATCGGGAACATCTGGCACATCTGGTTTAGACGGAACATATTTTGGCTCATCAGGAACTTCTGGAGAAAGTGGAAGTAGTGGTACTTCTGGTACGAGTGGTGTAAACGGAAGTGATGGTACATCTGGAATAGATGGCACATCAGGAACTTCTGGACAAGATGGTACATTCTTCGGTTCATCAGGAACTTCTGGAGCTAGTGGAAGTAGTGGTACATCGGGAACATCTGGCACAAGTGGTATAAACGGAAGTGATGGTACATCGGGAACTTCTGGTACAAGTGGTTTAGATGGAACATTCTTTGGGTCATCAGGAACTTCTGGAGCAAGTGGTTCATCAGGAACTTCTGGAGAGAATGGTACAAATGGTACAAGTGGAATCAGCGGTACAGATGGAACTTCTGGTACAAGCGGTTTAGATGGAACATTCTTTGGTTCATCTGGTACAAGCGGAGAAAGTGGCACATCAGGAACATCCGGTACTTCAGGAACTTCTGGTACAAGCGGTACATCGGGAACTTCTGGACAAGATGGTACATTCTTTGGTTCATCGGGAACTTCTGGAACTTCTGGAACTTCTGGTGAAAATGGTACAAGCGGTACAAGTGGTATAAGTGGCACGGATGGAACATCTGGAACTTCTGGTTTGGATGGTACAATGTTTGGAAGTAGTGGAACTTCTGGAATATCAGGAACGTCTGGCACATCTGGAGAAAGCGGAACTTCTGGTACAAGCGGAACTTCTGGTACAAGCGGATTGGATGGTACATTCTTCGGTTCATCAGGTACATCTGGTACTTCGGGAACTTCTGGCACAAGTGGAGAAAACGGAACTAATGGAACTTCTGGTACAAGCGGTACAAGCGGTACATCTGGATTTGATGGTACATTCTTTGGTAGTAGTGGTACATCGGGAACAAGCGGTACTTCTGGCACAAGTGGAGTAAGTGGTTCATCAGGAACGTCTGGTACATCAGGAACTTCTGGATTCGATGGAACATTCTTTGGTAGCAGTGGAACTTCTGGTACATCAGGAACTTCAGGAACTTCTGGAGTAAGTGGTTCATCAGGAACTTCTGGTACATCGGGAACTTCTGGTTTAGATGGAACTTTATTTGGAAGTAGTGGTACGAGTGGAACATCAGGAACTTCTGGCACAAGCGGTATAAGTGGGTCAAACGGAACTTCTGGAACTAGTGGTACATCTGGATTTGATGGAACATTCTTTGGTAGTAGTGGTACTTCTGGTACAAGTGGTTCGGCTGGTACATCCGGCTTAACATCTACTTCTGGAACGTCTGGGACATCAGGAACTTCTGGATTGGATGGTACATTCTTTGGAAGTAGTGGTACTAGTGGAGCTAATGGTTCTACTGGAGCAGCTGGTTCTTCTGGAACTTCTGGAACAAATGCACCTGGATTTACTTCTGGAACTTCTGGAATAAGTGGTAGTAGTGGTACATCGGCAGTAGGATTCAGTTCCGGAACTTCTGGTACATCTGGATTGCAAATAACAGGTACAACTAATAATGCAGTACTTACATATATAGATTCACCAATAGGCGTTCAGGCCGAACCTAATTTAACATTTGATGGTACTACAATAAGCTTAACTGGAAATATAGGAGCTAGTGGATATATAAGTTCAACAAATTATATTGCATCAACAACATTCAGAGAAACTTATTCTGATTTATCAACTGGTGGTAGTGTAACTTTAGATTTATCAACAGCAAACAACTTTAGAAGACAATTTAATGGTACATCAACAATAACGTTTACTAACCCACCTGCATCAAACGCATTTGGATTTACTTTAGTAGTTGTAAATGCTGGGGCATATTCAATTACATGGCCTGCTAGTATTGATTGGGCTGGTGGAAGTGCACCAATTCTAACATCGTCTGGTGTTGATGTATTAGTATTCTACACATTTAATGGTGGTACTACATATTATGGATTTGTAGCCGGTAAAAATTTAAGTTAATATTATATTTAAAGTTATGGGAATATTTAGAAGATTAGTATCACAAGAAGGTTCGGAGGCATATCCATTTGTATTTAAAGTAACAACAACTACTTCTAATACTGTATTTACAACTCCATTGGTTGATTATGGTGGACTTACTCCTAGTTTAATAATAAGTTGGGGAGATGGTTCTGCCAATTCACCTTTAATAACTGCAAGTAATTCTATAAATAGAACACACACGTATGTAAATGCTGGAACTTATACAATTACTATAAGTGGATTTATGCCTGGATTTGCTGTAAACAATAATGCATCTATTAGAACTCTTATTACTGAATTAGTTCAATGGGGAATTGTTGGTTTAAGAACTATAAACTTTTATGGGTGTTTAAATTTAACAGCAATACCTGGTAGTGCATCTTTGAGTGGAGTTGGTGGATACACTGGTTTAGCAGAAGTACTTAATTTTACAAACTTTATGAATGGTACTAGAATAACGGCAATACCAGCTGATATTTTTGATTTTTCTCCAAATGCAACATCATTCAATAGTGCATTTTCATCAATACCAACAATAACAACAGTACCAACTGGATTATTTGATAATGTTCCATTAGTAACATCTTTTGCATCTTGTTTCTTTGCGTGTTCTGGCTTAACATCTGTACCATCTACATTATTTGATTTAAACACAAGCGTAACAACTTTTTCTGGTACATTTAGAAATTGTAGAGCATTAACAAATGTGTTACAATTTACAAATAATACGAATGTAACAACATTTACTAACTTATATAATATGAGTTCAACTACAAATGCATTGACTGGAACTGCACCTGAACTATGGAATAGAATTCCAACGCCAGCTGGAACTGATGCATTTAATAATTGTACTGGTTTATCAAATTTTGCATCAATACCTTTAAATTTCAAATAATATGTATTTACGAATTATAGATGAAACAATAAACTATCCATATAGTATTTCTGAATTAAGAGCAGCTTATCCAAATGTAAGTTTACCTGCCGAATTATCTGATGAAGCTTTGAATGAGTGGGATATGTATGTTGTTACTCCAACTCCGATGCCAAACGATTACACAAAAAATATTACCGAAGGAACTCCTGTTTTAACCGATGGTGTATATTATCAAAATTGGATTCAAGCTGATGCATCTCAAAGTGAAATAGATTATAGATTGGAAAATCAATGGTTTATTGTTAGAGAAACTCGAAATGAATTATTATCTGAATGTGATTGGACACAATTGGGAGATATTCCATCCGAAACAAAAGCAATTTGGTCTGATTACAGACAATCTTTAAGAGATATTACATCTCAAACTAATCCATTTAGTATAACTTGGCCGGTGAAACCTTAAAAGGAAAATTACTTATATTTATACCTATAACAAAAGTATATAAATATAAATGATTATACACAGTCCTATATTTTCTGGCTCAATTACCCAAGCCTCATCTGCTTACGCAAATTTAAGTGGCTCATTCACAGGTTCATTAACTGGTTCATTCAAAGGTACAATTGATGTACAACAGGCGGCATTTGCCAATTTGGATGTTACTAATAAATTATCTATTAGTGGTTCGGTTAGTATGACAGGTTCTATGAATTTAACAGCTGGCGGATATTTAGTTGATGGTGTAAACGTATTAGATTCAGCAATAGCTTTTGCAATAGCATTAGGATAAAAATAAAAAGAAATGGCAAATACATTTAAAAATAGTATAACTGGTTCAATAGGAACAACTGGGGTTAAAGTTTACGAAACTCCCGCTGGTTCATCTACAACCGTGATTGGTGTGAATGTGGCAAATGTAAATTCAAATAATATATCAGTAAGTGTGATGATGAGAGATGCATCCGGAAATAAAACTGTATATGTTGTTAAAGATGCATTAATTATGCCAGGCAGCTCTACTGTATTAGTAGGTGGTGAGCAAAAAGTTGTATTAGAAGCAACTGATTTTATTTCGGTGACATCATCGTTAGCAAATTCAGCAGATGTAATTGTTTCGGTTTTAGAAATAACATAAAGTTTTAGATAATGGAGTATTTGGGTAACAATCCTAATGGTTTAAATCAACAAAATAAAGATACAATTTCTTTATTTGTAAGTGGAAGTAGAATAGCTAGTTTTTCATCACAATCGGTAGATGTGGTTGGAAATTTTAGTGCTTCCAAAATACAAACGGATGAAATAGATTCATTTGGAAGTAATCCGTTGAAATTAAAATCGGATACTCAAATAACTGGTTCACTTAGTGTTTCATCATTTGTAACGGCATCATTATTTAGAGGAGATGGTAGTGGATTATTTAATATATCAGCAGATTCAATTGGTGATATTAATAGAATAAAATCAGGATCTGTAACTGCACAAATATCTCCAAATCAAGGAGTAAGAATTAATACAGGAGTTACGATTAATGATTTTTTAATTGTAACTGGTAGTGGTATATTCAAAGGAGATTTAAATGTAGCTGGAAAAATAAATACAACGGAATTATTTGCAACATACATCTCATCTTCTATAATCTACGCAAGTGGAAGTAACAAATTTGGTGATGCATCAAACGATACCCAACAAATAACTGGTAGTTTATCAGTTAGTGGTTCAATGTTTGTTACTGGCGATACAATACCAACTGATAATACAACAAACGAAGTATTAGTTCTTAATACAACAACAGGAAGAATTAGTAGAAGATTTGCAGCAGCAACTTCTGGAACGTCTGGTACATCAGGTACAAGCGGCACATCAGGAACGTCTGGCACAAGCGGTACAAGCGGCACAAGTGGAAGTAGTGGTACAAGTGGTTCATCAGGAACTTCTGGAAGTAGTGGGACATCAGGTTCATCAGGAACGTCTGGTTCATCAGGAACTTCTGGAAGTAGTGGGACAAGTGGAAGTAGTGGTACTTCTGGCACATCGGGAACTTCTGGTTCATCAGGAACATCTGGTTCGGCTGGAACTTCTGGCACATCAGGTTCATCAGGAACTTCTGGAACTCGTGGTACATCGGGAACTTCTGGCACATCAGGAACTTCTGGTAGTGGAGGTACATCAGGAACTTCTGGTTCGGCTGGAACTTCAGGTTCTACTGGTTCAGCTGGTACAAGTGGAATTAGTGGAAGTAGTGGTACAAGTGGAGCAAGTGGTTCATCGGGAACTTCTGGCACATCGGGTTCAAATGGTAGTAGTGGAACTTCTGGAACATCAGGAACTTCTGGAGTAAGTGGTGCTGGTGGTAGTAGTGGTAGTTCCGGAGTAAGTGGTTCATCAGGAACTTCTGGTACAAGCGGCACATCAGGAACTTCTGGTACAAGCGGTATTGGTGGTGCTGGTGGTAGTTCAGGTACAAGCGGTACATCAGGAACTTCTGGAACTCGTGGCACATCGGGAACTTCTGGCACAAGTGGTACATCAGGAACTTCTGGTATAACTGGAGCTGGCGGAGGAAGTGGTTCATCGGGAACTTCTGGCACATCGGGTTCATCAGGAACTTCTGGAAGTAGTGGCACATCAGGAACTTCTGGAAGTAGTGGGACGAGTGGAGTAAGTGGTACTGGTGGTTCATCGGGAACTTCTGGAACTAGAGGCACATCAGGAACTTCTGGAGCACAAGGTTCTTCTGGTACAAATGGTACATCAGGAACTTCTGGAACTTCTGGAGCACAAGGTTCTTCAGGTTCAAATGGTACATCAGGAACTTCTGGGGCACAAGGTTCTTCGGGCTCAAATGGTACATCGGGAACTTCTGGTACAAGTGGTGTAAGTGGAAGTGCCGGTTCATCGGGAACATCAGGAACTTCTGGAATAAGTGGTAGTAGTGGGACTAGCGGAATAAGTGGTTCGTCTGGCACATCAGGAACATCAGGAACTTCTGGAATAAGTGGTTCTGCTGGAAGTAGTGGCACATCAGGAACTTCTGGAACTCGTGGCACATCAGGAACTTCTGGTACAAGTGGAGTAAATGGTTCATCGGGAACTTCTGGTACATCAGGAACTTCTGGAGCAAGTGGTTCATCGGGAACTTCTGGCACAAGTGGAACTAGAGGTACATCAGGAACTTCTGGAAGTAGTGGCACATCAGGAACTTCTGGAAGTGGTGGCACATCAGGAACTTCTGGTACATCAGGAACCTTTGGTAGTGGTGGTACGTCTGGGACTAGTGGAACTTCTGGCACGAGCGGTACATCAGGAACACGTGGTACATCTGGCACATCTGGGTTACTATCATTAACTGGTACAACTGATAATGGTGTAATCACATTAAACGGAACTGCACCAAACGCAACCGTTGAAGCAAATTTAAGATTTGATGGTACTACATTAGCAGTAACTGGTAACGCTACAATTAGTGGTGACCTTACTGTAAGTGGTACAACAACATATATTAATACAACAACTCTTAACATAGGTGATAATATTATTACACTTAATGCAGATATTGGAGCATCAACTGCACCAACTGAAAATGCTGGTATAGAAGTTAAGAGAGGTAATGCATCCACCGTATCATTTTATTGGAACGAATCAACGGACAGATGGTATGCTGATAATACATTAGAAGTAGGTGGTAATGTAGTTCTTAGTGGTACAATTGATACTGGGCAAGGAGCAACTGAGGTTTATTTAATGAACCAAAATGTCCGTACATCTGATTCACCATCATTCAATAGAATAACATCAACTGTAGCAACTGGTACATCTCCATTGGCAGTAACATCAACAACTGTTGTTACTAATCTTAATGCAGATTTATGGGATGGTTATCAATTTTCAGATTATTTAAATCAGGCGGTAAGAACTTCAGATTCACCATCATTTAATAAAATAAGATTAACCGCTGCTGGTAATAGTAGTGGTGGTAATATCCTAATGGGACCTGCTGGTGAAGGTAGTAATAAATTTTCAACTTTAACTGGTACTCACTATAATGCAACATCACAAGCACAAGGAACAACCATTATAGGAGCATATAATAGTGCAGCCGCAAACCAAATTTATATTGGAGGAAATATATATGAAGCTAACCCAGCAACTCAAATAGATTTTTATACACATAATGCAATTACTCATGCTACTGGTGGAAGTTTAAGAATGAATATTAATAGTTCTGGAAATATTACTGCTAACGTAGATTTTAGAGCACCAATATTTTATGATTCGGATAATACAGCATATTTTATAAATGGAGCTGGTAACTCAAACTTAAATACATTACAAGCATATTCTTATCAGGGAAATAGTAACGTAGCAGGAACTGGAAACGCATCATATCATCCATCTGGTATTTATTCAACTGGTACAAACTGGTTGTATGGTACGATGTATTTGAATGGTAATAGTATCAATGATGTTTCTTATATTGGTATGATTGGAGGAAACAACACTCCTATTAATATAACAGGCGCAGCTCATAAATATCTTACTATTAATCCGGGTAATGGCTATGAAGCAATGGTTCGCTATATTGGAGGATCTGGTAGCAGTTGGTATGTAGGTAAAAGAACATCATCACAATTAGTTGGTACGGAAAGTTTCCATTTTTATTCAGAAGCGGCAGGTAGAACAGTAGCTGGTATAGATACATCTGGTAATATGTTTTCAGATGGTTCAATGCGTTCTCCAATATTCTATGACCAAGACAATACCGCATTTTTCTTAAACCCAGCCACAACAGCAACATCTTTAAGAGTAGCAGGTGGTATAAAGCAAGATAACTTAGTAGGTAGACCTTACGCAGTTTGGGGAGCAACGGGTGCAACTGGAGCAGTAGTTATTAAATTCCCTGGCGGAACTGGTAACTATGGTATGATTCATGCTGTAATTGATATCTACGAATATAATGGAAATGCTGCATCAACTGTAAGAGTTGGTGGACATAACTGGAATGGTGCGTGGTATAACATAAATGCAGAAGTAATTGGACAAACTGATAAACCTGTAAGAGTTGGTGTTAAAGATGGTAGATATTGTATCGTAATTGGTAATGGTTCATCATCTTGGTCTTATGGACAAGTTGTTTTAAGAAAAATACAAAATGGTTCATATTATAGTGGAATAATGGATGTTGCTGAAGGATATTCAGTAGCAATAGAATCCGATTCATATTCAAATATATCAGGTGACCTTCGTAATTTAAGAACACCAGTATCATTCTATGCTGGTACTAATGTTCAAGCGGGAAGTGCAATGTATTCTCCAATTTATTACGATTCTAATAATAGTGCATATTATGTAGATGGTGATAATCAATCTAGATTATTGGCATTAAAAGTCGGTAATAGTGGTAACTTTAATGGTGGAAATACTTACGCTTTACAATTATCTCACAATAATAGATATTTAATTGGTTTAAGCAATACTGCATATAGCAATTCATATTACCCTTGGTTGGTAAATGATGGTTGGAATGGATATGAAGCATTAATTTTCCATTTTAATGGAATTGGTGATAGATTCTATTTTAATAGAGCAGGTCAAATGCAGGCAGATGGTGATATGAGAGCACCAATATTCTATGATTCAAATAATACCGGATATTACACAGACCCTGCTTCAACATCTAATTTACTTGGATTAAATGTAAATAGTACTCTTAATATGTACGCTCGTTCATATTACACTAACTATTTAGTAAGTCGTGATAGAGGTGGTTTGATGGGTGATTATAATTCTACGGGTACTGCTGACAAAGTAATTTGGACAATTGGAGAAAGCTGGCCATTGGGTAATATGTATGGATTGGCTTATGAATATGGAAGTGGATATGACCATCATTTGGCATTAAGAAACAATGGTACAACTTATTCTCGTTTTGGATTTTCTGGTGGCATGGTAATAACTGGTACTGGTACAGCAACATCCGATTGGAGAGCACCTGTATTTTATGATTCAGCAGATACTACATTCCGTTTAGACCTTAACTCATCTTCTAGATTAAGAAACTTATATGTTGGTGATGGTGGTAGTGATTGGTCCGATCCTGGTGGATGGGGTACTCAACTTCACGTTTCAAATGGTCCTCACTCAATTATAAGAGTTTATGCTAGAAGTGAAGGTATTGAAACTGGTATGTTCTCACATGTTGGTGGATTATCGGTTGTTGGTTCATTTACAAATCACGATTTAAGAATAACTAGAGGAGGTTCGTACAGAATGTATTTTTATTCTGGATACACATATTCAGAAGGATACTTACAGGCTGCATCATCTATGAGAGCACCTATATTCTATGATTCCGATAATACGGAATACTATACTGACTTAAATGGTGGTTCTTATGTAAGAGGTAGATTTGAAGTAGCAGGTGGGCATGGTAACTCTACAATTAGATTAACTGCTAGAGGAAATGAAATGGGTACTGGTACTCCATCTTATTTACAAATGTGGGTTTCTGAACCTGGTGTAACTTGGAATGATGGTGGTTTTGGATTTAACGTACAAAACGATGGTGGTGGACCTGGTGGATTTAGTAGAATCAATGGCGGACAGGGACAAGCCTATATGAGATTTAACACCGGTGGTAATACATATTTCTATAACACAAACACCAGCGGTACTCGTTATAGTACAATGGAATGGTATTCAAATGGTACTGTTTACGCCAACGATTATTTAACTGGCGGTAACTCATTAAGAGCACCAATATTTTATGATTCAAATGATACTTCGTATTATGTAAACCCTAATGGTACTGCTAGATTAAATTATGTAGCAGCTAATGGTGGTATTAGAGTTGATGCAAACGAACATATTTATTTAGATTATAACTACGGACAAACTATATTCGGAGTTTATACATCAGTTCGTTTTCAGGGTATATTCTCAATGGGTACTCCTTGGAGAATGCCTGTTGATGGTACATCGCTTGGTAACTTATATGGTTTATCTTGGTCGCATCCAAACGCAGGTGGACAAGCTAGTTACCTAAATACGCACGGATTATTAGTAGTAGAAAATGGTACAACAAATGCGGCAATAGCATCTGTTATTTGGGCAAGAGCAGATATGAGGTCACCTATTTTCTATGACCACGATACTGGATGGTATTTAGATGCAAATGGTACATCAAACTTAAATAGATTTACTAATAGAACACATGCAGCAATGAATAGGGGTCATCATTGGATTACTCCTAGATTTGATTATACTGGTGATACAAACTATTGGACAGGTACTTTTGGATGGGGAACATCTGCTGGAAACTGGGATAATGCTTGGAAAGCTGGATTTGCTGGATGGGATATTTGGGGTGGTGGAACAGGTCACCCTCAAGGTGGTGGATATATTCACGCACAAGGTATCGTATCGGGACAACACTATGCAACATCCGATGGTGGTGCGGCTTATGGTTGGATGATGGTAGGTGCTGGTGATGCAACTGCAAATAGATATTGGGCAAGAGGTAAATGGGGTGGTGGAGTTTCTGGATGGAAAGAATTCGCTATGTATGGTGGTGGAGGTTCTGGTGACCTTCGTGCAAACGTATTCTATGATTCAGATGATACCGGATATTATGCAGATTTTAATAGTACATCAAATTCGTGTATTAGACAACGTGGTGGTACTTTACATGGACCTAACCCAACTTGGGGAGCATATCTTTATGTTGGTTCAAATGGTAGACCCGATGGAACTGCATCTGTTGTAACAACTAATGGTAACTTACACTTAGATTGCCAAAACGGATATGAAACTTACATCAACCACTACTCTGGAAATAGAACTTATCTTTATGAGATAAGAACAAACTTTATTTACGATAGAGATAATACTGGATATTATTTAGATATAAATGGTGGCAACCGTTTGAATGAAATATACATAGACCAGGGTTATAACTACGGATGGTGGAGAAACTATGGTTGTACTGGATTGTATAACCAATCATATGGTAGAGGTATATGGGCAGCTGAGTGTGGTGGAAACCCTTATGGTAACTATACAACTTACGATGGTGGTAGAAACGGCTGGCAAGGTTGGGGTATAGGTTCTCGTTATACCTTTATGAGTACTATGGGTGATAACGTTGGTGTGCATGATAGTGCTAGAGGATGGGTGTGGTTAATGAGTGGAGCAATTCTTTACTTATACTATGCCGGTTCAGATAGAATGTCAATGCAACCATATGGTGTATATGTGTATAACGATATCCGTTCTCCGATTTTCTATGACCACGACACTGGATATTATGGTGACTTTAACTCAACATCTAGATTTAACTATATTATCAATAACAACATATATTGTTATGATTGGATATTTGCACAAGGAAATATTATAGCATACTATTCTGATGAAAGATTAAAAACAAAAATTGGTAATATTGAAAACCCATTAGAAAAGATATCTAAATTAAATGGATTCTACTATGTAAATAATGAGCTAGCACATTCAGTAGGATATACTGATACCAAAGTACAATTAGGTTTGTCAGCTCAAGAAGTTCAAAGTATATTACCTGAAATTGTGCACTTAGCACCATTTGATACTGATATAGATTCAGAAACTAAAGAAATAAAAGGTTCTAAGAGTGGTGAGAACTATCTAACAATTGATTACGATAAGTTAGTTCCACTTTTAGTAGAGGCTATTAAAGAACAACAAACTATTATTGAAAAACAAAATAATGAAATTTCTGAAATCAAAGAAATGCTAAAAACTTTATTTGATAGAAAATAATAGTTATTTTTTAAAAACAATATATTTATAGAATATAAACAAAACTGATTTATTATGGGATTAACATACGAATGGAAATTAATAGGGCTAAAAAAGCAAGATAGCCAAAATGTGAATGAAGCTATCGTTGGGACTAACTGGAAAATCACAGCAACCGATGAAGATGGGAATGTTGGTACATTTACTGGAGCAACTCCGTTTAATATCAATAATATAAACACAGGAAGCTTTGTACCTTATCATGAATTGACAGAAGAAATAGTTCTTGGTTGGGTAAAAAATCATGTAAGTGGTTCAAATACATCTACAAACTACATGGAGCATATAAACGGACAAATACAAAAAGAAATCAATGCTAATAAGTGGACTAGTTTACAAGTTGATGAAGCAAATTTACCTTGGTCTCCTACATCTGGTAGTGTAGTTGCACCGCAAGTATCAACTCCAGCGCCTGTTTAGTACAAATTATAAGAAAAAAATGTTAAATATCCAAAATGCAGATTTATAAACAAATTTGTGTTTTGGATATTTTCTTTATATTTATATAAGTAATTAATTGGATTATCTTAATTACAAACTTAAAATACAAATTCGAGAAATAAAATGGCAGAAAGAATCGTATCACCCGGCGTATTCACAAGAGAAAATGACCTTTCCTTCCTAGCGCAAGGAGTAGGTGAAATTGGAGCAGCATTTATAGGACCTTTTAAGCAAGGACCTGCATTTGTTCCAACAATTGTTAGAACGCAATCAGAATTCGAAGATATCTTCGGTACTCCTGATGGAACTTATTATACTGAATATGCAGTACAAAACTATTTAAGAGAAGCTGGAAGTGCTACCATCGTAAGAGTTGGTGGTATTGGTGGTTATCAACAAACCGCACCTATTGGTATATTCGCATCTGGTGGTTTGGTTGGAGAAAAACTTATTGGAGTTTTATATTCAACTGAAGCTGGTGATGAAGCAGTAGGATTTGGAATACCAAATTTTGGAATGGCTTCAACTGCATCTGGACCTGGATTTGCATCTGGTTCTTTTGTATTATCTTCTTCATTTGGAATTGTATCAGCATCTATTTTAGAAACTGCTACAAATGATGTAGCCGATACATTTGGTACTTCACCATTTGGCGCTAAAACAGCATACACTTACGCTTATTTCAAAAATATAGCAACAACTAATTACACTAACGCAGCATTTGGAGCTGGTGGAGTGGAAGGTGGTACATATGTATCAGCATCAGCATTACCCGCACAAGTATATGGTGATATCAGTGCAGCTGAAACTCCTTACGTTAAATCTCAAAAAGATAACAACAACGTTAGATACGATTTATTTAAGTTTGTAACTTTAGGACATGGTACTCCATATAACACTAAATTCAAAATTGGCATTTCTAATGTTAAGGCAGCTGGTGAAGATGGAGCAACTGATTACTCAACATTTACTGTAACTGTAAGAGGATATAGTGATACTGATAAGAGAAAGACAGTAATTGAAACATTTAATAATGTAAACTTAGACCCTGCTTCTCCTAACTATATAGCTAGAAGAATAGGTGATAGATGGAATACGATTGAATCTGATGGTAAAATAACTGAAAATGGTGATTACTCAAACAAATCAAAATATGTAAGAGTGGTTGTAGCTGAAGCGGGTTCATTCCCAATTTCATCAGCACCATTTGGACATGGAGCATATGTTAATCCAATTCGTATGGGAGCTGGAGATGTAAATAAAGTACCTGCAGTAGTTTACCAAACTGGTTCAGTAAATAACACATCATCATCTCCTGTATATTATTCTGGATTTGATTTCGAAACTATCGGAACATCTGATGATAACAAACAATACTTAAAACCAATTGCTGACGGAGCATTAACTGGAGCAAACGTAGCATTCGCATTCGATTCTCAATTAGCATTTCAAATGACTGGTTCAACTTCATCTGATATGGTTAAAAGACAATTTGTATTAGGATTCCAATACGGATTCGATGGTATGGCACCAACAACAAAAATAAACTTAGGTACAGCAATAACTACGGCAAATTCGCAAGGATTTAACCTTTCAAATAACTCAACAAATGGTTCAATTGCATATACAAAAGCAATCAACGCTATTTCAAATGCAGATGAATACGATATTAATTTAGTTGTAACTCCTGGTATTATTCGTTCTTTACACCCATCTATTACTACAAAAGTAATTGATATGGTTGAAGATAGACAAGATTGTTTCTATATCGCTGATTTTGTGGGAGCAACCGCATTAATTACTGAAGCAACTGAAGAAGCAAATTCAGTAGATTCTAACTATGTTGGAACTTACTACCCTTGGGTTAAGACAGTTGATACTAATAGTAACAAATTAATGAGTGTACCTCCATCAGTATTGATGCCGGCTGTATTCGCTGCAAACGATAGATTGGCAGCTGAATGGTTCGCACCTGCTGGTTTGAATAGAGGTGGTATTAGTGGAGCAGTTAGTGTGTTGAATAGATTAACACATTCTGAAAGAGATACTCTATATGAGAACAAAGTAAACCCAATCGCAGCATTCCCTGGACAAGGTATTGTAGCATTCGGACAGAAAACATTGCAAGATAAGGCATCAGCTTTAGATAGAATCAATGTTAGAAGATTACTTATCACTCTTAAGAAGTTTATCGCATCTACATCTCGTTTCTTAGTGTTCGAACAAAATACTTCTACAACTCGTCAAAGATTCTTAAACACTGTGAACCCTTACTTAGAGGCAGTTCAACAAAGACAAGGTTTATACGCTTTCAGAGTTGTAATGGATGAAAGTAACAACACACCTGATGTAATTGATAGAAACATATTAGCAGGACAAATTTTCTTACAACCGGCTAAGACAGCGGAATTTATCGTAATAGATTTCAACATCTTACCAACTGGAGCAAGTTTTAACGCATAATACGAAAATCAATAAAGTAGATATTTATTAATACAAATAAAAGGAATAAAAAATGGCAGAAATATTAGAGTTTGATAAGATGTTCTATACGAACTTCGAACCGAAGATGAAAAATAGATATGTGATGGAGATAGACAATATCCCTTCATATCTTGTAAAGGCAGCAAATAGACCTACAATTCAATTTGAAACCGTAACTTTAGACCATATCAACGTAAAGAGAAAGTTGAAAGGTAAAGGTGAGTGGCAAGATATCACTATCACACTTTATGACCCAATCGTTCCTTCTGGAGCACAAGCGGTAATGGAGTGGATTCGTTTAGGACATGAATCAATCACTGGTAGAGATGGATACGCTGATTTCTATAAGAAAGATGTTGATTTCTATTTATTAGGACCAGTTGGTGATAAGATTGAACAATGGAAGTTGAAAGGTGCATTTATCTCTCAAGCAAACTTTGGAGATTTATCATTCGATTCTAACGAACCAGCAACAATCGAATTAACACTATCTTATGATTACGCAATCTTAGAATTCTAATCTAAAAATAATAAAAATAAGGGGATATCAAAAGTATCCCCTTTTTTATGCTTTCTAATTTTTTAATTTCTATGTATTTATATATACAAACAAAATAAACAACGTTATGGCAGAAATGACAAATACAACTAAGGTGCAAATGCAAACTGCACCAAAACAAAATGATTTCCCAACAGAAACCATCGAATTACCATCTCAAGGATTGGTTTACCCAGAAGGACATCCATTAAGAAAAGGTACGATTGAAATCAAATATATGAC